GCTAAAGTTTAAATACCTAGACCTTAAATACAGAGAAGAAATTTCTACTAATACTGACTCTGATCTTATTAAACATGAATTAGATTTCTATAATGAATACTATTACAGATTAGATTTCTATTCTGATTGGCTAGAACGAATTAATAACAAATATAACTATATGGGAGAGAAAAATGCAGCTTAATGTTAAAGAAGCAAGTATTGTTGAATTATATGCTTACAAAATTATTCTATTAAAACAAATTAATGAAAACAATAGATTAATAAAAGAAATTGATAAAAAAATAATCAAGGAGAAAGAAAATGCACAAACCAAGAACTAATACGACTATCGAAGAAATCAATAAATCACTTATTGAGTTAATGGCTCAATGGAGAATAAGTGAAAAAGATGATGAGTTAATCTTTACTAAGATTGTAGGATTGCAGCTAAAAAAGATTAGGCTTATGAGAGGTTACACGCAGACTAGAGTAGCCAAAGCAATTAATATTACATTCCAGCAGATTCAAAAGTATGAACGTGGAACTAATGAATGTAAGGCAATTAATCTTAAAAAATTATCGGAATATTTTGATGTTTCATTTGACTATTTCATAAAACCGATATTAGATGCTAACTTAACATTTATAACAAAAAGGAGAGATGGAAATAATGTATATCCGTTTAAACAAGACTACGTGGCAAGATAAAAGAATCAAAGCCATGAATAAAATTATAAGCAATTATAATTTAAGCACAGAAACATTTATTGAAGAATATAACAGAGTATGTGTTTCTAAAGCAGAAAACAAAAAACAATATAAAGGAGAGAAAAATGTCAGTAATAACGAGAGAAGATAAACACAAAAATATAATTGAGTTTAGACCTTTAGATAAAAGGTATAGATACAAAGTTAATGGAGAAACTAAAAGAGGTGTTACTACATTAATAAGTGCTAGATTCGGTAAAGCACCACTTATGCTTTGGGCTAAAAAATTACCTCTAACTGCTTTAGAATGGCAATTAGAAAGCGAGGGTAAGTCTAAAGATTATATCTATAACTTCATTGATAGTCTTAAAAAGAAAATCTCAGAACTTGAAATTAAAGATGCAACAACAGGAACATTAATGCACTCTTATTGTGAAGATTATATTAATGGAAAGAAAGTTGTACCTCCTACAACAGAACCTTTAATGACTATGTTTGGTAAGTTCACAAAATGGTGGGATAGTAAAGGTTATAAAGTATTAGCAACAGAGCAAACTTGTTATTCAAAAGAACTAGATGTGTGTGGTACTTTTGATGCTGTTGTCGAGGATAAAAAAGGTAAAACTATATTATTAGATTTTAAAACATCTAAAGCATTTTACCCAGATCAACCAATACAAATTGCTACATATAAAAAGCTGATAGAAGATTCTAGTAACTTAAAAATAGATAGTTATGGAATAATCAAGATACCCAAAGACCCAACAGAAGAAATATCTTTGCGTATGTATGAGCCTAAACCAATTTATTTAAAAGGGTTTAAAGCTTGTAAATTTCTCGATACTTTTGAACGAGATTTTTTGAAAAGAAACAATGAGTACAACAAACTAAAAAAAGGAAAAAAAAATGTATCAACAAAATAAATCAAATAATGATTACTGTGCTTTAGATTTATACTTAAATCCGACAGGCAAAAAATCGCCCAAGTATGAATATAAGGCAAATGCTGAAAGTCTATTTACTTGTAGCTTAACAAAGAAAAAATATAAGCTATCACAATTTAATGAATGGTATATGACAGAGGGAGTTCAAAACTTTGCGAAAAGAGGTCATACACCTAAATGGTATGCTAAAACTCAAATGATAGAAACTCCAAAACCATACGATAAAGGAGATACTCAAATGAAGTTAAGTTATATTATGATTCCACCTTACAAACCTAGTGTTAATATAGATGGAATGAAAACAGTAGGTCAATCTATGCCACCACAAGCAACTCAATTTGCACCAGACAATGCTCAACCGATTGGTATGTCTGATTTAACTGATGATGAAATACCATTTTAATTATGACAGATACAGAAATACAAATCAAAGCACTTGTAAGCGAGATTCATAATTTAAAAAAGGATTTTGCTTTTAAACTAGAAGAAATCCAAGCTTTATACATGGAAAATAAAAAGCATAGGGAGATGTCTGAAAAGTTAGAGTTAGAAAACAAACATCTTAAACAACAGATAAAGCAGTTAGAAGAAGAAGCTGAATCAATGTTAAACCACCCATGATTATATTTGGAAAACCAATACATAGAAAATACAATAGACTTGTAGTAAAAATTGTATCAATAATATTTATTATAGTTATATCAATAGGGTTAATGTCTTGTGATAAATTAGAATTTGACCCAACTACAACTACAATAAAATATATGTTAAAGGAGAAAAAGAATGAGCAATCTATTAAGTAATAAGTCATATGAAGAATTAGAGTTAGCTTCTCAAGAGTGGTCAAATGCTCATAAAAGAGCAATCGTTCTTGATGAGGGTCGTAAAGCAACTTATTCTAAATGTTTCTTAAAACATAAGTTAGATTCTAAAACTGTTATTGAAGCTGAACACAAGGCCAGAACAGATGAAGAATATAAAGCAATTGTAGAACAATATGCAATAGCTGAAGAACAACTTATTAAAGCTAGGTATCATTATAACAACCTTGATAAATATGTAAGTTTAAAACAATCAGAGTTAAAAAGAGATTTAGCTTTGAATAGTAAAGTTTAATGAATTTCACTAACGAGAATTGTGATTTAGTTCCCTTTGTTAATCAGTTAGTGAATAGAGTTATTAGCGAGAGTTAATAATTTGGTCTATGGGTGGTTTGCTCTCTCTCTCCACCCTAGATTTAATTTCTAGTTATTTCAAAATATTTAAGGTCAGTATCTTTTTTAATACTTGTATAAGAATATTCATAATTAATTAAATCTACATCTTCTCTTTTTTTGATTTCTTCAATCATGTTATTAACTTTAGTGAAGTGTGGAAAAGTGTCTATGAATTTAAAATGAATATAACTGCCTAGTGGATTGTTTGAGGTTTCTAATTGTATTTCTAAATCAGTAATTACAGCATCAACTTTTATTTTGTCCATCAGGACATATTACTTCTTTTTGTTCCTGTTTAAAACCTTATCTGTCATTTTAGTTGAGAATGTTGCAGTAAATACAATAATAACTAAATACCAAACACTATCAGGTAAATCATTTATAATTCTTACCCATTCTTCAAAGTTATCTCTAGTGCTTTCAAACCACCCTGTACTTAACATTGATATAAGCCATATCATTAATATTTCGTCTTTCCAACTTTTGTCTTGGCTTTTGATTCTGGAAATATTTACATCTTTAGCTGCTTCTATTTCAGCTTCTCTAATTGTTTTAACTTTAATAGCTTTATGTTTAAAGTGTTCACTAACTTTATTTACTGCTAATTTTGTAAGAGGGTTATTTAATAAACTAAAAATCATAAATAAGTATTACTTGTTAAAAAAATTAATGTTGTCCAATATAGCACAAGAATAGAATAAATTAAATAAGTGAAGTTCATTCACTCCTAATATTCCTTATTTCTTATTTTGCAACTCTTTTGCTAATTCACAATAGTGAATAATCTTATCCCATTTCTCATCAGGGTTTTCTCCGTCTTTATTTCGGAGTGCGTATTTTATAATATTACCTTGTATGAAATCAAGTTTATTTGCGACTATAAACTCAATAGGCTGTATGGAATACGATTGGTAGTGCTTACCACCTATTTGCTTATCAGTAGCCTTTAAATTGGCTCTATGAGGCTTTAAACTAGACAATTTTACCTATCCAATCCCCTTTTTTATCTAAAACCATAGGAAGTAGTCTTGGAATTCCATTTATTATAATTCCACAACCAAGTATAAATCTAGTTCTAAAATTTTTAGCATATTCAAATGCCATTGATTTTTGATCTGTTAGACAACCTACGTTCATTCCAAAAAATAGGTTATCTGGGTTAGCCCACCAAGAGATTACAAACTTTGTATGATAGTGTCCTTGCACAGCACTCATTCCCATAGCTTGGCTCGTTTTTAAAATATCAGCACTCATACCATGAGTAAAAAAACACCTCTGGCCATTAGACATAGTTAAGGTTAAATTATCTACCCACTTCCACTTTTTAGTTCCTAAGAAATCTCCATAAGATTTAATAAATTGTTTGCTCATTCCAAACTTTAATGCTCGTCTAAATACTAAACTAGAATGGTTACTATCTACTTCTGTAACATCTGGAAATATTATTTCTAATTCTTTAATATATTTTCTTGTTAAATTAAGTTCATCTCCAGCACTAGGTAAGTCTGGGTTAGAGTCGTGCATAGATATATTGTGAAAGTCAATAGAATCTCCGATATTAATAATTCTATCTGGTTTAAATTCTTTTTTGATTTCTTTTAAAAATTTGATTGCGTCTTTGTGATGATATGGAATGTGCATATCAGATATAATTAATATTCTCTTATGACTCATGCAATTAATACTTGTACCTATTTTTAGGTAATTGTAAAGGTTTAGACCTTATCTAACAAAGTAACTATGACATATGCCATAGCACTAATTAAAGAGCCTGTGCAGATTAATAAAATCTTCTCTAATCTTTTTACTCTTTCTTCAATGATACTAATTTTTTGGTGTGTTAGTTTCTGCATTATTCTACAAAGTTTTTCATGTGATTCTATTTTTTGTAAAGCAGATTTAGTCATTACTTTTTCTTTCTTGGCTTATATTTTTTGATGCCTTGTGAGATGAAGATGTTTTTATATAAAGAAACCTTTTTACCAAACTTTTTATCAGCTTTTCTTTTTACAGATTTATATGCCTTACTTTTTTTATTAAAAGACTTAGGCTTACCTAATTTCTTTGGTCTAGCTTTGGCATATATAGGCTTCTTCTTCATTACTTCTTCTTCTTCTTTTTAGCTTTAGATTTCTTTTTAGGTGGTCTTCCTTTTTTACTTCCGTATGTTCCCATTCCTCTTGGCATAATATTCTCCTATTAGTTTGTTAGTTTTCCACCAGACCATTTAGTGTCTGGTAATCCATTAGTATATGATTTTCCATCAAATGTTAATACTTGTTTTCTATTTGAACCATCTTTATAAGAACAATGAATCCAACCACTATTTGCTTCGCCTGTATAATATTCTAAAATTAATTGGTCAAAGTCGCAATGATTCTGAATCCATAAAGCTACTTCAAGATTAGATACACCAGCTATTTCAAAATCAGCCGCCGCCGAACCATTAGCACAAGTATGTTGAGAATTTTCTGAACTACCTATTGCAAGGCACAATTCTTTTGACCTAAATCCGCTAGTAATTGTAACTGGTTTATCAAACTTTACTCTTACTGGCTCTAGTATTTCATAACAAAGATCGCCTAGACTTTTAATCTCTCCACTACCAGCTTTATTAGTTATACCTTTTCTAGTAGCAGTTTGGCTTTTTTCAAATTCTTCTAATGTAAAATGTTTTGAAAGTTGCATTTAAACCCCTATGGTTTAGTTGGAAAAGTAACAGCATCAACTTCATCTTGTGTAGTTAAGCCATCTGTAATATCTCTTAATGCCTGTCTATAAGTTGTCATATCAGCAGAAAGTGTATTATCAGATAATGCAAGATAATCTGTTTCTGCTAATAATCTATTTCTTTTTTGTCTTAAATCTGCCATTGCTCTATCAAATGCACCATTAGCATAAGCTAATTCTTCAGCATCTCTAGCTGCTTCTTCTTCTGCTGTAAAGGGTACTATGTTCCCATTTATGTTGTGATGTCTTGGCATAATTATTTATACTCCATTGTTAATTGTTAAGCAATACCATAAAGACAAATATCTCCAGCATCAATATTTCCAGAACTCATTTGAAATCTAATAGCATCTACTGCACTTGTTGTATTTCCATAACCTGCAGTAAAAAAATTAAGATTGTATATTCCATAAGTTGCACCACCATCTAAACAAGATGAGGTTTGTGCTAAAAAATGTTTAACAAAAGTAGTTGAGCTAGGATTGAATAAGTGTAAACTACCACTAATACCACTATCATTAGCATTATCAGTTTCGTATGCAATAGACTGAAATCCAGTTCCTTGAGCTAAATCTTCTCCAGTATGATATGACAAATTTGTATCATTACCAGCTTCATTATGAAAAGCTCTAAATGCTGTTGTAGTTTTTGTAACATTATAATTTGATCCACTATCTGCACTCATATTAAATTGTAAATCTTCTTGATCAGCAGATGGGTGTATATTATTAAAAGTAAATACATATTCCTTATAAGTATTATCTAAAACAACATCACTACTTCCATCAACAAAAGATAAAGTTGCAGAACTAGAAGCTGTTAGCTTTTTAATAAATACCATACTTCCACCAAAGCCTGATGCCATTGAGCCACTGTCGAATATTGTTGTACCATTACTAATTAATCCCATTATTTAACTCCATATAATTTTATTACTCCACTATCTATGTTGCCACTAGAAAAACTAAATTGAACTCCATCTATTGCTGTTGTAACATTACAATATCCAGCACAAAACTCTTGATTAGATAAATCAGAAGCATTGTATGCATTACAAACACTTATAAAATGTTTTACAAAAGTTGTGCTGCTAGGGTTAAATAAAGTCATGCTACCAGAAACACTTTCATCATTTCCATTACCTATACTTGCTGGTGCTAATTGCGCTACCCCAGTTCCTTGTGCTACATCATTTCC